ACTCCCCAAATCTGGAAACTGTATTTTGTGAATCAGCAAGTATTAGTGTACGCCGAGCGTATGACTAATGCTCACAATTCTATTCCTGTCTTATTTGGACAGCCTCTGGAAGATGGTTTATCTTATCAGACCAAATCTCTTGCAGAGAATGTGACTCCTATTCAGGAAGTCTCTTCGGCTCTAATGAACTCAGTATTAGCAGCCCGCCGACGCTCTATTAGTGATCGCGGACTCTATGATCCTAGTCGTGTTGGCGAAGCACAAATTAACTCTACCAATCCGTCTGCTAAGATTCCTGTCAAACCGGCCGCATACGGAAAGCCTCTCTCTGAAGCCTATTATCCTATTCCTTTCGAGGATCGCAACTCTACTCAGATTCTGCAAGAACTCGGTCCTATCATTAAACTCTCTGATATCATTACCGGCCAAAATCCTGCTAGGCAAGGTCAGTTTGTTAAGGGGAATAAAACTCAGACCGAATACTCAGATGTGATGAATCACTCCAATGGGCGGGATCAAACTACTTCCCTGCTTCTCGAAGCTCAAGTATTTACTCCCCTCAAAGAGATTCTCAAAATTAACACGCTCCAATACCAAGGGGCTAAATCTATCTTCTATCGCACCGAACAGCGAGTAGTTGATATTGATCCTGTGGTTCTTCGAAATGCGGTTTTAGAGTTCAAAGTCTCCGACGGTCTGACTCCTACATCTAAACTTATCTCTTCCGACTCTTTCCAAACTGCATTGCAAGTTATCGGCTCCTCTCCTCAAATTGCAGCCGAATACAACATTGGACCGATGTTCTCATACCTAATGAAAACTCAGTCCGCAGCAATTGCAGATTTCGAAAAATCCAAAGAGCAAGTTGCATTTGAGCGAGCAATGAATCAGTGGATGCAATTGGCTCAGATGGCTATGCAAGCTAAACAGCCATTTAATGTTCCTCAGCCTCTGCCGGAACAATATGGTTATCTAGTCAACGGCCAACTCAATCAAACTAACCCCAAACCTCAAAATCCAATTGGTGATATGATCACTCAAATCTCACAAGCGAATCAACAAAATGCCTAGTATTGCACCCTCAACATTCACCAGATTTACTCTCTCACAACAAGAGGAGCAAGTTGGTGGAACTCTTAATTATCTACAAAAGTGTTCAATTCACAACTTACTGGCCTCTGCGGCTGAGGAGAAATTATCGCTAGAGTTAGATCCACAAAACCCGCAACGCTACATCCAACAAGAGGCATCATTAGCAGGACAAATTAAGATTCTTCAGTTTCTGCTAGCTACCTCTGAATCGTACGAACAACTCGCCCAACCCTCACAGGAAAATTAAAATGTCTATCTTCGGTAATATTTTTGGTGGTGGCAATTCTGCTCCTACTCAGCCGCAACAACAAGCTCCCGTTGCAACTCCTGCTCCTACTCCGGCGCCCACAGCATCCCCTATCGACACATATAAAGACCTGTGGCAACCTTCTAGTACGCAAAGTCAACCCGACCCGACTAAACCTGGAAACATTTTTGCTGGAGCTGATCTAGGAAAAATGCGAGAGGCAGCAAAGGGAGTTGATTTTAGTAGGGCAGTTAATCAAGAACTGTTTGCTAAAGCTACTGGCGGTAATGCCGAACAAGCTGATGCTCTGATGCAACTCATCAATGGTGTCGCCCAAACTGCATACGCTCATGCAACTTTTGCAGCTACTAAAATCACAGATCAGGGTCTGTCTAAATTTAACGAAGGCTTGGACTCGCGACTGCCTTCAACTATCAAGCGATTCAATACTGCTGAATCGTTGGCTGCGTCTAATCCCGAACTCCAACATCCTGCTGTTGCACCGTTAGTTTCTGCTCTGCAAATGCAGTTTACGCAGAAGTTTCCGAATGCTAGCGCTGCTGAGATTGCCTCTCATACTACTGAATACTTGCAACATGTGTTCGGTTTAGTTAAGGGCAAGACTCCTACAGAAGTTAAGCCGGCTGCTGGAGAGGATTGGGCAAAGTTTTTCGATCCTCCTCAACTTACTCAAGGAAATTAAGCTATGTCTAATGTGACATTGATGGGAATGGAAAACGGGATCGCCCGGCAAGTTTGCTATGGTGATTTCGTTACGAAAGGTTGTGCTGCTCCGGCTACGGTCAGTGCTGTTGGTGCAACTACCTTAACGGTTGCTCAGTTAGCTAGCGGTGCTATTATTCGTACTGGCCAGAGTGCTGGTGCTACTGATACGCTGCCGACTGCTGTGCAAATTGCAACTGCGTTAATCAACAATGGCGGCTCGTTGCCTGATGTTGGTGATGCGTTTGAAGTTACCTACGCTAATGATGGTGGTTTTACCATTACCTTTGCGATGGGTACGGGTATCACTGCTGTGTACAACAACACGGTGGCCACCAAAGTTACGCGTCGTTTACTGTTTGTTTGCACTGCTGTTGGCACGAATACGTTTGCCTCCGGTGTGTGGACTAACACTGGTGCTACGTTTGACTTCTACACCCTGTAATTCGTAAAGATAAAGGAAAACTAACATGTCCGTCGGTTTACTCAATACAAGTGTTTTAACCACTGACCTTGCAAAGAAGTCGTTTGCAGGGATGATTACTCGGCTGATGCCGAATGGTATGTCTCCCCTGTTCGGGCTGACTGCAATGTTACCTAGTGAAACTGCTGTGCAAACTGAGCATGGCTTCTTCACTAAGACTATGCTGCTGCCTGAAATGACTACGAGCGGTGCACAGACTTCTGGCGCTACCACTCTGACTGTCACGTCTACTGCTAACATTCTCCCCGGAATGGTTCTGCGTGTGGATGAAGGCAATCACGAAAACATCATCGTTAACGCAGTGATCAGCTCTACGCAAGTCTCTGTTGTTCGTGGTGTTGGTAGCACTGCTGCTAGTATTTCGGATGCAGTTAAGCTGTTCCAAATTGGTTCTGCTTTCGAAGAATCTTCGACTCGCCCGAATGCCCTGAACATTAATCCTGTTCGGATCACTAACTACACGCAGATTTTCCGCAATACTTGGGGCATCTCCGATACGGTTCGTCAGACTCTGATGATCGCCGGCGAAACCAATGTTGCAGAATCTCGTATGGATTGTGCTGCATTCCACGCTGCTGACATTGAGAAGGCTATCTTCTTCGGTAAGAAGTCGCAAAGCACTCGCAATGGCCAACCGTTCCGTACTATGGACGGTCTGGAATCCATTGTTGGCACGCTTGGTAACTATCCTAGCTACTACTCCGCAGTTAACGCGTTTACGGCCGGCTCTACGACTACCTACCCGCAGCTGGAAGGTTATCTTGATCCGCTGTTCAATCAGTCCACCGATCCCAAAGTTGGCAATGAGCGTCTGCTCTTTGTCGGCGGTACGGCTCGGAAGGTTATCAATCAGATCGTTCGTTTAGCTACTGGTACGTTCTACCAAGTTACGCAAAACACGACTGAGTGGGGCCTGAAGTACACGACGATCAATACGTCTCGCGGTACTTTCAACATGATTGAGCATCCGCTGTTCAACTCGAATACTTCGTATTCTAAGATGGCTGTGGGTGTGGATATCTCTACCTTCCGCATTGCTTACCTTGGCGATCGCAAGACGCAAAACAAGGAATTCAATATGGATGGTTCGGAAGCCAATGACAACGGTATTGACGCTGTTGGCGGTACGCTGACTACGGAATGTACTGTCGTTGTTAAGAATCCGCCCGCTAACGGTTTCGTGTATAACTTAACTGCTGGCGCTGCTGGTTAATAATTCGCTGTGAGGCGATGGGCCACGCTTGCTAGTTCCGTGGCTAAATAGAACTAGCACCCTCCCAAAACCTCAGGAATCAAAATGAAAACTTATACTCTTTTCAAGTCCCGCATGACCAATGTGCAATACGTCACCCCTGATGGGAAGACTGTTGTGTTTGCTCAAGGTCGACTGGCTACTGAAGATAAATCTGTTATCTCTCACCTTACGGATGAATGCGAAAAAGGTCACCCGTATATCTACATTGATCCCGAACAAAAGACTATTAGTGAAGATCAATTAGATCCTCATTACGCTTTACGGGAAATGATTCGGGCAGAAGAAGTTGCAAAACTGAAAGCAGCTACTGATCCGAAAGCTTCTTCCGAATACGACCCTAAGAAATCTGGTGCCGGAACTGGAATTCAGAACTCTGTTTCTATCAACCCTGCCGCAGTTGAGTCCGGAACTTCTGCAGCTTTACAGGCCCTGAGCAATGTCAGCAACACTAGCAAGTCTGCTAAATGATGTGTATGCGTTGACCTTACGGCCAGAGTTAGTTGCTCAGACTACTCTGGCCGTACAGCACGCTACACTCAAAATGCATCACACAGATTTTTACTGCAAAGATCTGAGTGAGCTGTCTTATACGTTTGAAACCTCTGAATACTTACAGGATCTGGATTGGGCTAGCACTCTAACTAGATACCGGGCAATTCAGTGGATTCGCAAGCGTGATCCAGACACGCAAGAAAATATGGAGTTTTTAACTCCTATTGATCCTACGCAAGCATTAGACCCTTACAAGATCACCAAGACTAACGTATATTACGGGTCTGGTGTGTTTTTACGTTTGCGCACTGATACTCCGTGGGCTGCATTTACTTTATCTTTCTACCAGAATCCTGACATTACGTCTGGTTCCTATAGTTCTTGGATTGCCGACCAGCATCCGTATGCTATTGTGAATGAAGCTGCTCGTAGAGTATTCAAAACTATCGGCAAAGATGATGAAGCGTCTATGTACGAATCATTAGTTGCCGAGGCGGTACAAGAAATCAAGATTTCTAATGTGGTTGTAAATGGCTACTAATGTATGGCAAGGGGAATATGTAGCTCCCCAGCCTACACCAACACCTACGCCAACAGCTACACCTACGCCTACAGGAACTCCTGCTCCTACAACAACTCCTAGCCCTACACCGGCTCCTATTCTTATGGCACGCACACAATCGTTCACAGCTACTGCAGGACAGATTCTGTTTACTCTGACTGACTTTACTTACACTATCGGGGCGTATCAGCTTATGGTGTTTGTGAATGGCGTGTTCCAGAATCCTGCAAATTACTCTGAAACTACCACTTCTTCCATCACTTTAGGGTTTTCTACCCTGAATGCTGGCGACATTGTTGATATTACCAAGGTGGCATAAATGGCTGGCCCTACTAAAGTTAAAGATTCTGTTGCTGATCTCACTGCTAGTGGGGCCAGTGGTCCTTGGATTGATGTAACTACGATTGCAGGTGTTGTTGCTAACGGTACTACTGATGTTGCTGCTGCAATCAATGCTGCAATTGCTGCTGCTCCGGCGAAAGTCTACTACTTTCCTGAGGGCACATACCTTTTTGAGTCCGATTCGCTGACGATTCTGGATAAAACTAGTATCATCGGTGCAGGCAAAGACTTAGTTACAATTAAAAACACTTCTTTTGCTTCCATTTTCGGTGGACCTCTGGTAAATTTGTCTGCATCTGGCGGATCAGGGCAGTGCATTAGTGGTATTACTTTCTCCTACCTAGGAAATACCACCACAAATACCAATTCCACCATCATTAAGGTAGATGGAAACTCTCAAATTGACATTACTCAGTGTGCTTTTGTAGATCAATCTACAGCAGGTACTGAGTTTTGCGTAGGTATTAGTGTTGGAGGCTGGTACTCTCCTGCATCCGTCGCCCCTAATGTAAGTGGCATTCGTATTTACGATAACTACTTTAACATTGCATACCATGGAATTGAAATTACTGGCGGTTCTGATTCTCTGTACGTTCAAAACAATGATATGTACATTAATCGGGCTGGCAGTTTTAGTTCTCGTAGCATTCTCTTACGTCTGTGCAACAATGCTCTAATTGAAGGCAACACTGCATCCTCTCCTATTCGTCTGGAAGGTTGTCAGTACTGCTCAATCAATAATAATCAGGTCGTTGCAGGGTACGATACTAGCATTACGCCACTAATCTCTCTCAATGCCTCTGGAACTGTCTACTCTACGTATAACCAGTTACGCGGAAACTCTGCAATTAATTCTGCGTACTCTGCAAATGCACTGTATATTGCAGCCAGCTGCTCTCATAATTCTGTAACTGACAACAATTTTTCTGTCGGCGGAACTTCAATTAATAATGTGGAGATTCGCGGAACTTATTGCGCAGTTGTTGGAAACTACATTAATA